GTGCACGTCAGACAAAAGAGGTTGCCAACCGTACTGCAACTCTAGCCAACTTGAGCTAGCGAAGTTGTACATGGCATTTCTCCTCGTCTCACCTGCAGCCAATCGGCGGCGTCTCGCTTTCCCTGCCTTTGTAAGCATGGACTTGCGATGCGCACCCACCGTACGAAACGGTGTGTTGCCGACACCTCTCAGAGATCTTGAGTCAAATAAACCGAGAGAAGAGAACGCTTTATTAACGTCTCCTCTTCTTAGAGCAGAAAATGCTCCAGATAAACGGTTTACCGTACTCACCACGAGTCTAAGCGTTTGAGGCATTTCGGCAAGGGCAACGCCCAAGTCGAAACTTTTGCCATCTCTCGCTTTATCGTGAAGATTCCTGAGGGCTTTGTTACGGGCGTCGTTTAGATCAGCTAGGCTAATCGTAGCGACATTGTTAGCATGACCACAGGGAAGAGGAGCTACATAGTAGCTTCCTCCATCAGTGGGGAACCCTCCTTTCTGTTTGTACTTACCCCGTTCTAGTTTATAACCTAGAGCCGGAAGTATAGCACCATCAGCGAGAAGGATCCTATAATCAGTCAGTTTTCTCTTTGTGATCGATGTCCAATTGCTGCTTACGCGCTTAGAAGTAGAACTTCCGCCGCAAGCAGAATTGGGACCTATTAATGCTCCATACGTCAATTCGTTGACGGGTGTAGTAATAATAGCCATTTTAGACCTCCTTTCGTTGGTCTTTAGGTGGACGATCTGGATCTTTCGTTCTAGACAAGGTTTTAGCAACCTTGCATATAACGCATAGAACCATAACAAAGCGCTTATAATAAGCGAAGACTGATTTCATGTTTAACTCCGTAAAGTTCAATTATGTATTGTCTCGCGACAATACGGTAGTTGTGTCTGTCGTACGGGCTTTTACCGGCTCAACAAAACACGATACAAGGTCTTACGTATTCTTATATACGCTGACGCTCTTGTACCAGATGCAACTAATCAAGTTACAAGTGCTGGCTTCTTCGGGTGATGAATCCGAATTATTTGACTTGAGTAATACTCAGAGGTCGCACTAGAGCCCCGGAAG